GACCGCGATGATATTCCGTACCGCATCCATGATGACCGGGCCACGCTCGAGTTTGTGGATTCGGCTGACATGATCTTCTATGGCCGTCGCACCGACGCAGGCTTGCCGATGCCGCATACGTTCGCAGGCATCCGCGTGGACTACAAAGCCGGATACGACGGCCTCGACGAGATCCCAGCCGATTTGGCCCAAGCTTGTATCAAGCTGGTGCAGTACGCATACAACGACCGCAAGCAGAACAACACGCTCGCCAGCGAGTCGATTGGATCGTACTCCTACAGCCGATCGCAAGACCCGATCGTGGGCAACGGCGAGGTGGCTGCACTCTTGGCTCAGTATGTGGATCGGAAGTCGTGAGCGTTGAGACACTGATTGACACGCATGGCATCAGCCTGGACCGTGAGCGGCCTGCGGTGTTCGTGGATGCGACTGGCTTTCCGACGAGGACTCTGCTGACCACATCAGACTTTGCCGTTGGATTCGTGCAGCCTCAGTCTGCTTCTGAGCCTGTGCAGTATGGCCGCGAGGAAATGGTCATATCGCACAAGGTGTATCTGAAGCCGGGCGTGGATCTTCAGGCTGACGATATTTTGGTCTTCAACTCCAAGCGCCTGCGTGTGGTTGGTATTCTTGATCCTGGCACGTTCGCGTATTCTGGCTACCACATGGGCCACGTGATCGCGGATTGTGTCGAGGATGAAAGCGACGATACCGCATGAGCGCCAAAGGTGAATTCTTCAAAGCCAAGATCCGCACGGCGGCGCTCAACTCCGTGCGTGATGGTGTTGAGGCTTCGGCGATCCTGCTGCAAACGAAGCTCAAGCAGGTGCTGAACCAAGGCAAGAGCAACGTGGTGACACGCACCCGAGTGCGCAATACTTCACGCGGTGCCGCTGGATCGACCTATCGCCAGTGGGTATCTGGTGCTCCTGCTGGCGCGCCTCCATACAAGGACACCGGCAACCTTGCCAAGATCCAAGTAGACAAGAGCAAGATTGACACGGCCAAGCCATCGGCAAGAGTGGGCACAAATGCCGTCTATGCTCCGGCTTTGGAGTTTGGAAGCCGACGGAATGCACCGCACCCGTTCATGCGGCCAACCTTGGCGGACAATCAAGCCGCGATCCAGACCAAGTTTCAGAAGGTCGTGGCTGGTCAGTTCCGGAGGTACATGCGATGAGCCAAGATGTGGTCAAAGCATTCTACGACCAGCTGATCAGCGACCAGACCTCTGGATCGTTCTACGATCGCGTGAGCGGCCGGATCTACGAGCTTGAAGGCCCGACCAACGCAGCCTTGCCTCTGGCGGTGTTCTCGCTCATTTCGTCACCATATGCCGACACCTTTGACAGTTCGTCAATCAAGGACTATACGTTTCAAGTCGATATCTACGGCAGGAAGCGTGCAGGCATGTCTGCGGCAGGAGCGATCAACACGGCGCTTTTCACGCTGCTTGACCGCCAGACGATCACGGTTCCCAATAATGATGACGGCTTGGTTCGGTGTTTGATCCAAGGCGTCAGGACTGTTGAAGATGATGCGGTGCGTATCCGCTCAGAATGGATTGTTCAAACGGGCCTCATGGCCTAAGGAATACTGAATGGCACGAATCGTAGGATCAGACGGCGGCTGCACCGTTGCAGGCTACAACCTCAAATTCACTACTTGGTCTGCGACCTTCTCACAAGTGGTCACGGATACCTCAGCATTTGGCGACAGCTTTGCCCAGAAGCGTGGCGGCCTTATGTCTGGCACCTTCTCCGCTGGCGGCGTTTTGCAAGATGACGCATCCACAACGACACCGATGCCAGCCTCGGCGGGCGATATTGCTATGGCTGCCACTGGTGTTGACGTCGATCTGCAAGCCAATGGCTCTTCCTCTTTGTGGGAAGGCTCGGCCGTGATCGCCAACTTCTCACCAAGCGTGACCAACGCTGGCGAAGCCACTGCGACTCTTGACGGTGAGTTCACCGGTGCGATCACGATCACTTGGGACGAAACTGCGTAAGGCGGTGACACATGGCCAGAATCGTAGGTTCTGACGGCAACTGTATCGTCACAGGATACGGACTCAAATTCACCTCCTGGTCTATGACCATGAGCAACGTGGTCACGGATACGTCGGCCTTTGGTGACACCTTTGCGGCCAAGCGTGGCGGGCTCATGTCCGGCACCATCTCGGCCACGGGCGTGCTCCAAGACAATGTATCCGGTGCCAGCCCAATGCCGCACGCAGATGATCCATCTGAGCCGACTGATGCCAACATTGCACTCAGCGCCAGCGGCACGGCTTTCATTGGGTATGCTTCGGATCGCACTGGCTCTTTGGATGATTCTCTGTGGTCATGTGCTGTGGTTATTTCTTCTGTGTCGCCTACATCAACAAACGCTGGCGAGGCTACCATGAGCATTGAAGGTGAGACCACTGGCGACATATCCATCACTTGGGAAGAATGAACCATGAGACCAGCACGGACGCTGCAAGATCTAGTCACAGTTCTGACATTCAAAGGCCGGAAGACTGGCAAGTTGATCACCAAGCGTTGCGGTGCGACTCCCAACCAGACAGTGGAAAAAGCCCAACTCAATGCCATGAAGTTGTATTATCTGGTTGACGATCCTGACCGGCTGGTGAGTATCGAGACCAAGACCAGAAAGCAATGGATGGAGGAAGGCTACAAGCCACAGCCTCCGCAAGACCTGAGAGGCTGAAATGATCAAAGATGTAGAGGTGAAGTTGAGCGGCCAATCATTCACGGTTGGCCGCTTTTCCGTGTCTGATATCCACCGCGTTGGCGAGCTGGTGTATCGCGTGCGACGAGATCGCCTGGTCGATGACCTGAGCGCCATCGGCCTGGACGCTGAAGCCAAGTTGGCCAAGGTCAACGAGCTGCGGGCCAAGTGGGAGAATGGGCTGGAGGTGCTGCGTGCGGCTTACTTCATGGACGGTGCGCAAATCATCTGCCGTGAAGCCTTGCAGAAGTCAGGCCACGACACGGCTCTGCTTGACGATTGCGAAGACCTCAAAGAGTTGGTGCTGGCCTCCACAATGATCTGCGGCCTGCCTGATCCGTTTGCTGAGAGTGAGCAAGAGGACGAGGCCGATGAGGTCGATGACGAGATCGAGGAGATCAAGCCAGACGATCGGTAAGACAGCCAGCACTGCCCGACAAGCGCGAATGGATGCGAGAGCGGGCACTGCTGGCGCATTACTTTCCGGGCGTTGGAGAGCCGATATATCTCACGTTGCCCGAGTGGAATGGCCTGCTCGAGCAGATTCCGAAGCTGCTGTCATTCGGCGAGCCTCGCGCGAAAAGCCACCGCGAGTCTGTCGAAGAGAATATGAGGCGAATGTATGGCTGATCTTTCTGCTGGTGCTCTGACAGTATCCATCGACGCTGACCTGACCAAGCTCGAGAAAGGCTTGGACAAGGCACAATCGAAGGTCGCTCAGTCCACGCAAGAGCTGGACAAGATGAGCACCAAAGGCAAGCAAGCAGCCGAAGAGACTGGCGGCGGATTCTTTGAAGCCACTGGCAAGGTGCAAGAGTTCCAAGGCAAACTGAGCGCAGCGCTTGGCGTGATTGCTGGATTCGCTGCTGCGGCTGAGTTGGTGGCTGGTGTTGCTCGAGGCTTCACCAAAGCAGGCGAAGCCATCGAAGGATCTAAGGATTCTATTGATGCCCTGGACAAAGGCTTTGAAGCCTTCATTGCTGAGATTCCGATCCTCAACAAGTTTGCTGAGTTTGGCAAGACGTTGGCGATTGGTCTGGGCCTTGCCACTGACGAGGCCAAAGAGTTGGAGCAGGCACTGAAGCAGGCGGCCGCCCAGCAGAAAGTCTTTGATGCCTTTGCCAAGGCTCGCGTTAGTGTGATTGATAACGAGATCAAGCTGGCCCAGTTGCAAGGCAAAGAAGCCGAGGCCGCCAGACTGCAGGCCCAAAAAGACAACGAGGCACGACTGCAAGCCGCTCGAGAGTTGAGGCAGGAAGCACGCAGAGCCCAAGACGAGGATGCGGCTGGCGCTGATGTGTTGCGCAGAAATGCCGCAGAGTTGGAGAAGCAAGCCCGAGAGATTCTTGAGATTGAGATGCAGCGCGCTGCCGAGTTGGAGAAGCAGGCCAAGCTGATCAAAGCGCAGGCGATGGAGGCCGAACGAGTCAACTACATCTCAGCTCTGGACAGTATGAACGAATTGCTTGACATCATCCAAGATGTCACCAAATTTCGGTTCGATGAATCTGGCTTCCTTGGCTTGAAGCCATTTGAGGAGTTGACCAAGAAGATCAATGATGAATTCGACGCGACGCTGCAACAGGCTCGAGAGCTTGCCAAGACACTTGATGATGCTGGCGCTCAAGAGCTCCTGAATGATTTGATGGCTATCGAGGATCAGTTTGACAAGATCAACGTGAAGCAGAAAGTCATTGACCGTCTGGCTGCAATTCAAAGAGAAGAGTTCAAAGGAATCACAGAGGAGCTGAAGAAGCAGGCCGACGCCGCTGAGTTGGATCTACGCATCCAGCAGAACAAAGGCACGGCACTTGGTGATCAATTGGAGCAAGAGCGTGCACTTGGCAAGGTGCGAGAAGAGTTTGCCAAGAAGCGTGAGGAGTTAGAGAAGAAGTTCCGAGAAGGACGCAATGAAGGCATCGGGCTGAACGAGAAATCTGAGAAGGTGCTGGCTGATGCCTTGGCTGAGTTGGACCGCACTGAGCGTGCTCGAGTTGCGGCCGTGCTTGCTGGCGAAAAGAAGATCACCGAAGAGAAGAAGAAGCAGCTGGCGATCACTGACCAGACCTTTGCGACGGGCTTTGGTGAGTCGGTCTTCATCCGCAAGTTGCCTGCTGGCGATGCTGCCCAAGATGCGATTATCCCGGTGCAGGCTCCTGACGTCGGACCACTGCAGACGCCAGACATTGACTTGGCTGCATTGACCGGCACGGTGCAGACGGCTGAGGATTCTGTGGCATCTATCCTCCAGGCCATCTTCAACCAAGACTCAGATCGGAATACACTGTTGCGAGATATTCGCACCGGCATCAATAAACTGCAGACCGTCGGCGGCGGCGGCACATCACGGGCATTCACCTAATGGCAAACTCCCAATACGAAAATAAGAACACCGGCGGCATT